CGAGCTCTTCGCTCATAACTCAATCACCTTCCCGTCGATGCCCCTCTGCGCGAGGTAGCCCCGCCAGATCGCTATCGCGTTCCTCTTGTTCTCGTAGCGACACACGTAGTAGGCGCGACCATCAGCGCTGTAGTGCCAGACGCTCGTGACTCCCCTGAGTCGGCGCAGCCTACAGTAGTGGTCACCACACCTCGCTATCGCCTCGTCAACGCTCATAGCATCACCGCGAAAACCGCGAGCACGAGCAGACCACCAGCCGCAAGCCCGAGCATGAACCCGAACAGGCCACTCGTGAGTCCCGTGCTCCCCCATCCATCCATGTGCTACACTCCTTGTCGAGCGCATGCCGCCGCGCTCAAATCTCATGCGACCGTCCTAGTGGCGGTCGCTTGCTTTCTCTTCCCACTCGCGCAGCCAGTCCATGCGGATTAGCCGCCCGCGCTTCCTGCCGTGCGGGAGGTACGACTTCAAACGACCTTCCCGCATCTCGGAGCGGATGTAGTCCTCGCTCCTGTGCGTGAGCGCGGCTACCTCTGCCACGGTCAGACGTGGCTCGATTGCCGGGGTCATGCCGTACCTCCCACACGTAGATGCAAACAAAGAAATGACCTCGTGCCACTCAACGCTCTCCGAAGTGGTCCACGAGATTTCGGGCGCGTTTTTCGGACCCATTACCAGAGTTCCGCGCACGGCAGGGCATGCACTCCCTTACGGTGCTGTCACTCAAAAGCGAAGGTCGAGCCGTCCCTATCGGAAGTCCGAGATGGGACGATTGAGGAAGTCGGCGACGCGACAGACCTCGGGCCACTTCCATACGGACGTGCCGCACAGTCGGTCATTGAGCGCAGGGATGGAAATCCCCGCCGCCTCAGCAAGCGACTCCTTGGTGTTCTCCTTCTTGAGCAGCCACGCGCCGACGAGCTCGTTGATGCGATCCATCTGTCATTCACCTCCTGACGAAGTGCCGTATCCGGTACTCGATGCCAAGAACAATCTAGTGCCGGATGCGATACTTGTCAACCAAAAAAGTACCGGATACGAAAATTTCTTTATGTCTGGGGTAGAATCCTTATTACCTACGGCCCTCGGATTGGAGTGAGGATGAGCGCGTTCGGTAAGGCCATGCAACAGATAATGGCAGAGAAGGGACTTCGCCAAGTCGATGTCGTTAACGCATGCGGCGAATCAAAAGGTTACGTGAACAAGGTCATCAGCGGATACATCGAGTCCGTTCCATTCGACCGCGCTTGCAGGATGATTGATGCACTCGGCGTGACGCTCGATGAGTTCCGTGAGGTCGAGCGCGGGTTCGAGGACGAGGATTAACCATGCGCTCGTCATGGGGCAGCGTGCGCCACATCTCCGGTGACCGCTGGGAGCTGCGCTGGTGGGGCAAGGACAAGAGGACGGGCGAGTACCGCCGCATGTCCAAGACGCACCACGGCACGCGTCGCACCGCAGAGCATGCGCTGGCAGAGTTGCGGGTGCTGCACTCCGACGATGCACCTGTGCCGTCCGTGAGCGTCATTTGGCGGGAGTTCTGCGAGGGCAAGGACGTGAAGCCACAGACGAGGGACAAGCGGTTCATGGCCTACTCAGCGCTCCCATGGAAGGGGCGCGAGGTCGATTCCATCACTGCGCTTGAGGTTCAGCAATGGCTCATGGAGACTGACACCGCGCCGTCCACGGCCCGCCGCGCCGTCTCGGTGCTGCGCGAGATTATGGATGCGTCCGTACTGCGCGGGTGGATCGTGGCGAACCCGCTCTCGGTCAAGCTGGTCATGCCCAAGGTCGAGCATCGGCCCAAGTACGTCTGGACATACGACCAGCTTTGCGAGATGTGGCCGCGCGGTGAGTGGTGGGAGCCGTCGTACCTCCTGCAAGCGTTCGGAGCCGCCCGCGTGGGCGAGTCGCTGGCGGTTGTCGCTGGCGAGTGCTCAATGATTGGCGAGGTCTTCTGCGCCCCGATTCGGGGGCAAGTGAAGAACGGCTCCGCTGGACTCGTTGACTACGCAAAGAACGACCAATCCATACGCACCTGCATGGTGGTGGGGCCAGCGGCAGCGAGGTTGTGGGAGCTCGCGCGTGACGGTCGCACCTGGCTCACCGACGATGGTGCAGGGAAGTGGTGTCCATACAGCACGCTATGGAGCACGTGGCGCGACCTGAACCACGACAACCCCATGAAGCAGTTGCGGGCGTCCTGCGAGACGTGGTGGCGGTGGGACCTGTGCTTGGAGAGCCACGTCATCGAGCGACTGATGGGCCACGTGCCGCTCTCGATGGGCGGCGTGACAGCCAAGCACTACGACTCGGCAACCGACGAGCAGGTTGCAAGGACGCTGCTCGCCGGTTACAAGTCGTGGGACGCTTAGGGGATTCTGGGGGACGTTTTCGGCGTTTCCGCAGGTAGACGGCCTGCGTCATTCCTCCATGTATTCATCTGGATAGGCATCAGCAAAAGTCAGCAACACCCTCTAGCTGGGCTTTCTCGAAAAGGAAAAGGCCACCTAGCTGGCATTTGGGGGATTCTTGGGGGATGTTTCGAGACAAAAGAAGGGGCCACCCCGAAGGGTGACCCCTGTTGCACGAGCGGCGTCATGGCATGTGAATGTGAGATGGGGGTGGCGTGTGCCACGATGCGGGCGAGCGAAAGGAGGGAGTCCCGCCCTCGCCGCTGTGCTTGCTAGATGAGCGCCCCAATTACGAGCCCGACGAACAGGCCGACGAGGAAGAGCAGCGTCTGCCTGTCCTCGCGCTCCTCGATTCTGCGCTGGTGTCGGTCGTAGGGGCTGCCGAAGATGTCGTATGGCATGCCTACTCCTCGGGGCTTCGCGGGGCGTACTTCTCCACGAGCGAGCGCAGGTGCTTGGGATATCCTCCTCGGATTGACTGGCAGAGGCGGGCGAACTCCTCCTCGGTCAGCATGACGCGGGGAAGCGCCGAGCCGTAGCACGCCTTGGCGATCTTGTCGAGGACGCTCACGTCCGCAGGGGTCGTGAGGTCGTTGATATCCGCTCCGTCGAACCAGACGAGCGTGTTCCTGCCCTTGATAGAGATGATGCAGTCCATTGTCTCCTCCGTGCTCTCGTATTCCTCGTACCAATGGAGGCTCACGCTCTCCCATCCTCCGTCGCCCTCTCGGTGCGTCTGGCTGTAGCCGTGGATGGGGTGGTCGATGGCGTGCTCCATGACCTGGGCCATCGCCTCGGCCATCGGGATGCCGTCCACCGTCTTGTCGCCGACGTATCGCCAGCACTCCTCCCACTTGGACGGGTAGTAGGGGCCTGACGCGACCTCCCATCCGGTCTGGTCGCCGGATTGTGGGCCAGTCACCCCGCCCGTCTCGTCGATTCGCGCCCCGCCGCACGTGGACTCGCCGAGGTACATCTCGGTGTGACCCTCGCGCCAGAGGACGTCGCCGCGCTCCGGCTTGTACAAGTTGCGCCGCTCGAAGCCGATGGCGGCGAGGATCTGCCTCTCGTTTCCGGTCCACATGTAGGTGTCGTAGTCGAGGAGCCAACAGGCAGCTAGGATTCGCTTGATTAGGCTAGAACAGTCTGCGTCGCCAGTCATGAAGCGGACAACTGCGGTCAGCAGCCTAGTCAGCATGCAGGCCCCCCTTAGACCTCGCGAGCATCTGGAACCAGTCGGTGTCGGAAATCTCGGGGTGCATCTCCGCGTAGATTTCCAGAAGTGACCAGACCTCCATGAGGGCGAGACTCACGCCAACCGTGATGAAGATGGGTTGGAAGCCGAGGTCGAGACCGGACAGAAGCATGGCATCAACGATGTCGGCCACGCACATCAGCCCCAGGTTGGAGAGCTTCTTGATGAGGCCCTCCCTGAACCTCGCCGACGAGAAGTCGTGTGCCACGAACATCGCGTTGAGCGAGCCGAAGAGCATGTCGAGGAGGGACAACATGAGAAGCGCGACAATGAGCGTCTGCGGGACGGGGCCGCGCAGAGGCTCGATGAAGGGTTGGAGAAGTTGCATGACTACTCCCCCACTTCCGCGACGTAGGCGTATGACTCGATGAGGGTGCCGTCGCCCTCCAGGAGGACCGCCGCGTGGCACGGCCTGCCGCTGGTCGCTGCGTCGGCGAGCGCTGCGTGGTACTTCTGCTCGGCAACGCGCCTGTCCTTGCCCGTGTAGAGCACGTCGGCTGCGGTGCCGCCCTCGTCGTTGGTCTTGAGTTCGATGGTGAGAAATGACATTTTTTCTCCTAGTTTATGATGTAAGTGCAGGCGATGGCCGAGGCCGCCGATGTGGCTAGGCTCACAGCGCTGCAATTGCGCATGGTCACGGTCCCGCCCGTGGTGATGTTGGCGTATCCGTAAGCCGCACCAGACGAGGTCCATGGCACATAGAGCGTATAGCTCGGGCGGTATCCACTCGGGATGGTGGTGACGGTACCCGAGGTTCTGCCCGATTCGATGGCCGATGCAAGCCTTAGCTGGTTAATGTTGAGCTGCACGACGTGGCCGTACTTGCGCACCTGCCCCGTGTAGGAGCTTGCCGCGCTGCCCTTGGAGAGCGTGCCGGTCTCGACCGACAGCGCCGCCTGTCGGCTCGTGTCGGTGGGATGCACGTGGTCCGCGCGTGCGTAGGTCGTGGCCGTTCCAACCGCCGCCGTGCCGTCCATCGCGGGCGTGGTGGACGATGGCTCGGGGATGCTCGCCGTACCCACCGCAGCCGCACCGGATGCCAGATGGAACGTCTTGCCCTCGACAACATCTGCTGCCGTGGCGGTGTCAGCCGTCAGGTCGAGAAGCGTCTCGTTGCCGAGAATAACCTTGTTTACAGTCGTGTTCGCCATGCTATGCCGCCGCGATGGTGACGGTCACGCCTCCCGCGTTGTTGTCCGTGCGGGTCACGGGAATCGCGTTGACGGTGACCTGCGCCATGCCGTCGTAGCCAGTGGAGGGGAGGACGGTCTGGGCCGCGAGCGTGGGCGTGACAGACTTGGCAGGCTCGATGTGCATGTCCTCGGTGCCGCTCATGCTGCCCTCGACGCCGAGGATGGTGATGCCCTCGCGGATGTTGGTGGCGATAATCTTGGCCTGCTCGGTGGACGAGATGCCAACCTTGCCCGAGCCGTCGTGGTAGCCCTGCGGGATGGTGTACTGCTGGGCCTTGGTCGTGATGGTGCCCGTGACGGCCCCACGGTTGGGCATGGTGCCCGTGACCTTCTCGCCGTTGGCGTAGGCGGTCTTGGTGCTGAGGATTTCGGCTGCGGTGGCCGTCGCGTCGCCCGTGTCCGCATCGTAGGTGTTCGTGCCCGTAATCGGGGCACCCGACTTGTCATGGGCCTTGATGCCGTAGGCCAGCTTGTCGGCGGTGATGGTGTCGCTAGTGAGGTCGATGAGGGTCTCGTCGCCGAGAACGACCTTGCTCACGTACTGGTTTGCCATGCTTGCTCCTTAGTCTTGCGCGATGATTACCGTGTAGCCGCCGCCCACGTTGGTGGTGCGGTAGCTTGGGATGCCATCGACCTCCACATCTTCGTGGAGCGTCGTGTCAGCCGTGGGAAGAACCTGTGCCGTGAGCCGTGGGGTCACGGTGTAGGTACCCGTGTAGTCGGGGAATGCGCTGGTGCGGTACTTGATGTATTCGTCCGTTCCCCACTCGATGCCAACGTCATCATCGACGGCCAGCCCGATTGGCTCGTCATCGTCCACGTCGAGGACGTAGGTATCACTCGCCATATGTAAGCTCCTCGTCCAAGAGGTTCTGCGCGATGTTGACCTCGCGAATGGTCGTGGCGTTGCGCTTGCCGTCAGCGTCGATGAAGTTGACCTGCACCTGCGCATGCTTCCCCGGCTTGAACTGCGCCGTCTGCAACTGCGAGAGCGAGACGGTGACGGTGGTGTTGCCCGAGTCGGCGTCATATGCGACCTCCTCGGGCTGCATGGTCACCTTTCGGCACTCGCCCTGCACATAGGTAACGTACACGTCCATGTCAGTGAGGTCGATGCCACGCACCACGAGGTCATGGGTTGGGGTCGTGTATCGTCTCATAGGCATCCTCCTTACCAAGCGTCATTGGTCAGCCACGTCATGCACAGCGGGGACTCGCGGATTGCCGTGACGCTGCACCAGTAGGTGACTACGCCCGTCGTGGCGACGCGCCAGCGGAAGTAGCCGTTCAGCGTGTTGTTGGAGACGCATGCGCCGCTCTGGAACTCGTTGGCGATGGGCCGGAACCCCTCGGGGATGGTGCCGCACGTGATGGCGCTGTTGGCCGCGCTGGCCGTGGCCGTGGCAATCATGGAGGCATGAACGACGTGCCCCTCGCGCCAGAGATTGAGCGCCTTGGTGCCGCTTCCGATGTTGCTTAGGTTGACGGTGCCGGTCTTGATGGACTGTTCGACGTGTCCGTGCCAGTCGAAGATGGGTTCCTGACGGGTCGTGTACCAACGCACCTGAACGCCGGTCACCTTGTACGTTGACGTGTCATTGACGGTCAGCGTCCATCCATCAGCCGTCTCCGTCGTGGAGTACGTGCCAACATAGCTGGCCGACTGTTCGATGTAGCTGTAGTTGCCCGACACGCCAAGCTGGGTAATTGGGAACGAACGCTGTTGGCCGTACACGAACGTCAGCGTGATGATTGGGGTTCCAGCCGTCATGTCAGGCACGCCCGAAAGCGTCATCGCGACGTCATGCCCAGCTGGGTTCAACTTCGCGACCTTCGTGATGAACTCCGTGATGGAGCCGCCGCTAGAGTCCATGACACCCGCGACGTTGCCGTTCTCGTCGGAGAACGTGAGGCTTGAGTCGGTGATGGAGACGTGCGCGGAGTCCTGATAGCCAATCCTCGCGCCGTTCGCTACGAACTCAGCGACCGTGTTGCCAGCGTCATTGCCGTTGCCGTCGTACACGGTCATGCCGTCCGTGGTGAACGCGCTCAGGTACGTCTCGCCGTCTCGGAGCAGGATGCCGTTCGAGTTCGCCAGCAGGTTCGCTCCGCTGGGATCTTCCAAGAACTGCTCCTGGGGGACGTTGGTCACGTGCGCACCGTCCTCGCCGTCAACCGTCCAGAAGTATTGGCTCGTAGCAGAAACGATGTTGTCAACCTCGTCCCTTATCCGGTCACCGCCGCCGAGGTCACCCGTCACGACGGCAGACTTGAGGACTTCGCCGCCGTATCCGGTCACCAGCACGGTGTCACCCTTGCGAACGGAGACGGTCGTGGGCAACTCCACCGAAACCGAGTCATCGATGCCGTCACCCGTCACGGTGTCAGACAGCACCACATCGACCGCGCCGTTTGACGAGTCGCTGGTCGCGGTGGCGGTGTAGGTGGACGTGCCGACCGATGCCATGGATGCTGTCAACTCAAGCCGCGTGGTATTCCTCGCCGCCAGATCGTCCAAAGCGCCCATCAGTCATCCTCCGTCCCGTCGAGCTCCTTGAGCGTCAGGCTCATGAGCATGCTGCCAAGGTCAATGTCAACGTTCTGGACCAAGCACTTGCGCACGCCGCGATACTCCTTCACGCCGTCATGCACCACGAGCTCGACCACATCGCCCTCCCAAAGCGGGACGTATGTGGTGTCAATCTCCCACGTGGTGTGCTGCGAGGCGTTCTTGACGAGCTCGGCAGCGACCTGCGACGCGCGGGCCAGCGTGTGCGGCACCACATTCTCAACCTGCTGTACCTCGGCTATCGAGTAGCCGCGCTTCTTCACCGAGTGCGGCCCTGTTGGGGTCTTCGCAACCGCGCGGATGGTGCGCTGCTCGGTCTTGTACTTCTTGGAGCCCTTGGGGTGTACCGTGCCGTCCTTGTCGGTGGTCTTACGGTCATACGTGCCGTCCTCAACCTCCACGTCGAACGAGTGCTCGACAATGATGGTGTCGGGGACGGAGAGCCAGTCGGTCGAGCGCGACACCGAGCCGTCAACAACGATGCCACGCGGGTCTTCGAGGTCGAAGCGGAACTTGGGAGCCTTGCTCGAATGACGCACGCGCCGACGCACCGCGATGTAGCCGTCTGGCTTCACGTCGATTCTGTTCTGGGACATGGAGCAGAGCGCGAAGAAACACTCCAAGCGGCTCTTCCCCGACTCCAAGACCAGTGCCGTGCTTGCGGGAACGTCATCAGCCAGGGAATCGTCAATCGTGACAGCAGACGAGCCCTCCGCGCCTCCGAAGTCTGCGAGCGCCGAGCGCATGGAGTGCGCGCCGGACGAGCCAAGCACATCCTTCATGGCCTCGAGCGCCTTCCCGCCCTTCTT